AAATCAAAAATCTCAAATAATTTCCAGTTAAAATATATAATAGGAATAGGAGCATACAAATGAAAAACAAAATCTTATCAGCAATAATATCCATCGTGCTTATGATTTCACTCGTAGGATGTCAGCAGAATAATAAAATTATTAGGCCTGATGTAGAAACAAAAACGGTAACGGAAAACAGCCAAGAAGATTATGTAACTTTTTCACTTGACGTGCCATCAGATTGGAAAGTATTAACTCAAGATTATGTTTCTATTGCCTGTTTTAGTTCGAAAGCAAACGAAACAAATGCCAACGATAAAATTTCTCCCTACAAGTTAAGTATAGATAACTATATCATTCCTTCGCTAATGCCAATTGATGACAAATACAAACAAGCTTATAATGATTTATTTAATGGTAAATATGATGGTATTAAAGATTTAATTTGCGATAATATTGAATATATAAATATAGGCAAAGTAATGGACAATTTCCCGGATGTTACATTTGAAACTCCTGAAAGCATTAGGGATTACTTTAATATACTTGTTGACGGAATAAGTACACCGGATGTTACAATGCCTGATTCTTGGGAGGACAAAGAATGGGCAACCGATTTTACTTTCAGTAAATATAGTGGTAAGAACGGAAATATTATTGCAGTCGAATATTCCTACATAATTATAGATAAAACATATAAAGCTATTAATTGCTATCGCGATGATGACTATTCCGTATGCGGAGTTTTTGATGATGATGCAGAGCTTTCTTCGGGCGATTTAGCACTGTGGGTTGCTGATAATATGGAAATTACCAAACACTATAAAATTGAAGATAATATGCTAAAACAAGAGGGAGTAGATTATTAAATTTTATGTTTTTTAAATCTACGTATTGTAATTACAGCCGAAGTATTTTCCTACTTCGGCTGTTGTTGATGTTGTTAATATATTTATGCTTTCATAAATTCAAAAAGTGCTGCTTTATCTTGAGGTAATTCACTTAAAGGATTCATTTGAGGCAAAATATTTATACGATCAATTTCTGTACCCAAAAAATCTTTAACAACAATTTCAATTTTTTCACTATTATATATATGCGCATATTCATACATTTTTCCATCTTTGCCACAGAAAATTTGAGATACATATTTATCCTCTTTTCGTCTTTCATCAAATGTAAATATAATATCATATCTAAGCTATTGAGCGTAGCCACATCAAGGTCACCGTCGATGAAGCCTATCACAAGTTTGTCGAGTTCCGACAATGTTTCTGCCGGCGCTGTCGGTCTGTCCTGTGTTTCCGCTGCAACTGTTTTTTTGGATTCAGCCATTGTTGCTTGCCTCACTGTCAAGCCATTTTCTAATAATTTCTTCATTTTTAAGACAAGGAGCATCACAATTTTCGCAATAACCGCAAACATTGTTATTTAATGTGTCAAGCATAATATCAAGCATAAAATGTGTCATTTGCTCTTTACTCATTGATTTGATTTTTTCAAAGTTTGTCATTATTTTCATCTCCTAAAAGTTCAGGATTATCGTAGATATTGCCGATTACTTCAATTTGTTTCAAATCTTGATAATATCCAAACGATAAGGTTTCAAGTGTTGAATACACAAGACCAAAATACGCTGTTCCGTTTCTTTGTTCAAACACTACATTATGAACAGTATCACCATATTTTACAATATCTCCCTCGAAAATCTTTGTGCCGTTCTTGTCAGTCAAGTCTGTGTACTGTCCGACTGTGTCAGCGTCAATATGCCACACATTTGAGCTTTCGTTCTTGTATGGCTCTTTGATTACCAAGCCTTTTGGTTCAATACTTAAAAATCCGTACTTCCATTCGTTTCCGAATTTTCCTCTGAATAATATTTCTCTCATCATTTTTCACTCTCTTTACCTGTTTTATTTTGCTTTTCAAAGTAAAATTCAATTGGATTGTCCGTCTTTTTAATCAATCCGTACTTTACAGCTAATCGAAAAGTAAAGACCTTTTCGAGCCTCGAAAGCAACTTTCCTAATTCTTTTTTAAAATCTTCGACTGTCCTTGTCGATTTGTAGAAATTGCACATTCGACAAGCAGGGTTGAAATTTTCAATGTCATTTGCTCCGTCATACCAATACACGCTCTGAATATGGTCAACTTGCATGTCCTTTAATTTGATTGTACAACCGCAGTATGCACAGTGACCGCTGTACTTCTCATAAACTTTAAGCCTTGTTGCTTTTGATATTGATTTTCTCTGACTCAACCAAATCACTCTCCTTAATCAATCATTTTTTCCTCCTAATCTGCGTAATCGTACAAACCGAGCGGTTTAATTTTTCTTGCGGCGATTTGCGCTACAAATTCTCCGTAGCTGTAACTTGTGCCGTGCTTTGCGTTGTAATCGGCACAGTAAAGACACATCCTGTCTATTCGGTTGAGTTTCTTCTTGCGACCTCGTTTCTTTTTTTCTTCACTCATTTATTTCACCTAATTTCAAATACTTTAATATTTTTTCGCTTGCCTCGTCGCAACCATAACATACAGCGACAGCGTAGCCTTGTTCATTAAGGCTTTTAAGCCATTCGGTTTGTTTTTCAGTCGGCTTATTCTTACCGTATTTTAATTCGATGAACAGACCGTGATAGCTTCCACGGCCAACCGGCAAAAACAAATCCGGCACACCTGCCTTTACTCCTTGCTTTTTGAGGTTGGATGCTTCAAGTTTGTTCCTGCTTCCGCCGTTCGGAATGTGGAACATCAAATCAATTTTAGGATATATCTATGACCAGCGAAGGAGAACAGTGACTTTCGGACGGCAATGCGGTTTATCCGATTTTTGAACTGCCATTGTTGAATGAAAACTACATATGTAAGTTGTATGACATAAACGATGCGCAAAGAGATAAGATTACATTTATCATCGCAAAGGGAAAACCTGAAATTGATTTTTTTCATTTTCTCCTTATTGCACTATGTTTATTATAGATTTTTAAATTTTCAATGATATTATTTTTCCTGGATTAGGAAAGTTTGTATTTTTTTGTTCAACACTCACAAATTAAAAAAATTGTGATCATTTGACTTAAACAATAAAGAGAGTACAATAGTTCTTGCCAATAATCTAAAGTAGGTGAACAAATGAACGCTAAATACAAAGCTACCGCACAGTTGTCATCAGATATTTATAATAGATTCACTCCTCAGACATTATCGGAAATTTATAATATTCTTATAAGCCTTATTCCTTTTACTTCCTACAAATGCACCTCTGTTTATTGCTCCAATAATACTACAGTTTCAGCTAATATAAAGGTTGTACCTAAAAATCTTGATGTAAAAGCATTTGATTGCTTTTCGTTAAATTTTTATCTACAAGATGATTATGTTACCGCTATATTTGCCCCTGATAAAATCTGTGTTATAGTCTCCTTATCTGATACTTATACAAGTTGTAAAGCGATCGCCAAAAAAATTCTCAAATTCTTATGTAAACATTTCCGTAATAACTATGACACTGTATGCGATAAAGATACCGATATTAATTCCACACAAAAGCAGCATTGGTATAACAATATTATTTTTTGGACGGCATTTGCGGCTGTCTCTGCTGCTGTAATCGGAATTACTGAAATTATTGTCAATATTTTTAATGCCTAGTATTATGCTTATTGTTATACCAACTATGACAAATGCTATAAATAGCAATTTGATAATTTCGCCCATTCTTATCACCTTAAATTTTAATAAATTCTCTTAAAGCCCTTACGACCTCGGGCAGAACTTCCACTTCTGCCTTTGAAGGCCGTTCTTTTTTTGTAACTCTTTCAATAAAATTCACAAGGCTTTTTACAACCTTAATTCTGTCAGCATTTTCTAACATTCTTCTCACCCCCCTACCTTTATTTCCCTGTAATATGGTCGGTTCTTATAGGTTTTCGCCGTCGGTAAGTCGCACGGCGAATTTATCATTTTTACGCCGTCCTTTCGTTGATTGTATTGCCGCTGCCGATCAATTTGTTGAGCAGTGTGGTCATTAATGATATATCTGCACCGCTTGCATAGGTCTTGAGCCGGTCAATCGGTATGTTGTAGCTCCAACGCCCTTTGTCGCTCTGTACGGCTGAACCGATAGGCAGGGTTTGTTTTTTTAGGCCCTCATAAACATAATTGAGAGCAACGCCGAGATATTCAGCCGCCACGGTCGGCGGTACATCTCTGTACTCCTGATTTGTTTTAGGGTTGATAAGGATTTTGTCGTTCATTTAATCACCTCAAATCTATATTGATCGTACAAGTGCCGATTTTTGTATTTGTAGTGTACTTTGTAGCACGCTTGTTCCAATTTTGGATTGCCCTCTGACCAACTACCGTTAGCTATCATCTTGCCACGAAATAAATATTCTCTCATTTATATCATTCCTTTCGTTAAGCTGTTTTTGTGTGTTCAGAAAAATCAAAAAGCCAAGCAAGATCATATCTTCTAAAAAATATGTTTTTAATCATTACCGCCTCAATCAAAGTAAAGCCAACCTGATAAACTGCTTTGCTTGAAGATGTTTCGCCCTCAAGTTTTGCAGTTACGGTGTTGAAATGTAATCCAAGCAGATTTGCAATATCTGTTTTAGTTACACCTTCATCTTTCATTGCTTTCACCAAATTAGGATATAACATAGTTTTTCACCTCCAATCTACCTTATTTAGTAGATTGCAGCATTATAATATACCTTTTGCGGTAGATTGTCAACACTTTTTTAAAAATAATTTACTAATAAAGGTAGATTTGTTATTGACATCTACAAAATTTTGTAATATACTAACTATCAAAGAGAGGTGAGTGCAATGACTATTGAGCAAAAATTGCAGGATTATATTTTAGATAAATATAAAAGCGTGATGCAATTTGCAAAATTAGTTGATTTGCCTTATACAACCGTTAAAGGTATTTTTAGTAGGGGCATTTGGGGAACATCTATTCAAAATGTCACCAAGATATGTAATTTTTTATCTATTGATATAAACGCTTTGATAAATGGCGAAATTAAAGAACAAATACATATAGATAAACTTTCGGATCACGAGAAAAAGGTTATACTTGCATATCGTAATAAAGTTGATATGCAACCTGCAGTTGATAGACTGCTTGGTGTAGAAGATGAAGTATTGATACCAACGGTTAAAGCCGCACGAAGTGACGGTAACAATCAACCTATTGAAATAGTAAACTTAGCTAATCTTAGCAAGTTTGAGCCTGACGATACAGACTTATAAGCATTACATAATAAAAAACACCCCATAGGTTACAATACCTATGAGGTGGTAAAACTTGAATTATGGACAATATAAAAATGCACGCAATGCCGCTTGGCAATGTTTAATCGACTACAGAATCAGCAACTTGCCTGTTAAAGTCAGTCAGATAGCAAAGCAAGCAGACATTGTTTTACTGAAAAATTCGGCAGTCAATTTGCTAAGTGAAAATGAGAGTGGAATAACTTTGATGCAAGATGATAAACTTTATATCATATATGCAGATGAGCAATCCCCTCAGCGATGTAGATTTACAATTGCGCATGAACTCGGTCATATATTTTTAGGTCACTTGTTTAAGGAAAACGGCAACGGATTTGCAACAATCGATGATGCCGAACATTCAGCAAATGTATTTGCTCGGGATTTACTCGCCCCTGCCTGTGTCCTTCATGAACTGCAAGCGTTAACTTCCGCTGCAATTGCAAATTTATGTGACATTAGCTTTGAGGCGGCAACCTACAGGGCTGAACGAATGGCAGAGCTCGAACGCAGAAACGCCTTTTATCTGCACCCTCTTGAACGGCAAGTAAAGGAGCAATTTGCAGATTTTATCAACAAAAAGAAAAACCTACCATAGTTGCCGCTATGGTAGGAAAAATAGGAATAGTGAGAAGTCTGACCTCTCTGATATTATTTTAGTATATGATATATATTTTGTCAATATATATATCAAAAAGAGGAGGATTTATAAATGAAATGCCAAAAATGCGGTTCTGATGTTCCTGTCGGCTCAAAGTTTTGCAATGAATGTGGAACAAAGATTGAACAGATTGCTCTGTTTAAAGACGACGAATCTAAAAACACAGAACCCTGCAAGTGTGAAAGTTGCGGTAACATCATACCGAATAATTCAGTATTTTGCCCGATATGCCATACATATCAAAAAAACAAATTCAGCCCTACGGGAGAAGCTGAAAAAACGACTGAAAAAAAGCCTATATATCGCACTCCACATTTTTACATTGCTTTGCTGATAGCTTTGATATTGACCACCACTGCGGTAACTGCCATTTCGCAATGTAGCAACCAACCTGATGTTCAAGAACCGGTAACAACTTCTACCAATCAAACCTCTAACGATACCTCAGAAACCGATTTGTTTGAGTGGTATGATATAACTCCTTTTTCTATTGATATTCCTAAAGAGTGGACGCATAAAGCTCATGACGGTTACCATTATTTTTACGATCCTGACGGAAACAGGCTGTATATAAGTTCATCTCAATCGAATATTTCACCATCTCAATTTACCTCAGGCTATGTAGACAGCTTTCTTGATGGCTTTGCAAATTCGTTTGATGACTTTGAAGAAATAAGCAGAACTACAACTCATATAGATGACTTTCTCGCTTATCGTGTAATAGCAAATTTGGAATTATCCGGAGATAAGTATTACGGCACAATGTATGTGTGGGTGACGAAGAATTATTTGTGTTGTATGCTTTTCACAACCGAAGGCGATGAGCAATCTGAAGAATTTGATTTTTATGAAGACATCATTGTTAATTCTATAATAACATATTCTTCAAAAGATGTTCGTTCACCTGAAGAAGATTCAGCAGAAAAAGCTACTGAACCCGAAACAGAACCGCCTACCGAAAAACCTACAGAGTTTAAAGATACTTTAACCGAGCTTTATTCAGATAGCGACATAGCCGTTTATTACAGCGATACGGAGCAGGCTCCTTATTCGGATGAAGAAGTTGATGTTCATTTTTATATAAAAAATAAAATGGATAAATCTATAACCGTACAAGCCGACACCGTCATCTTAGACGGAAGAAGCTACAACAAGTTAGTCTGTAGCGCTCCGATTTCAGCACACAGCGAGGGCATGATTGAAGTCAGTGTGAAAGATTGTAAAAACTTCAATCCATCAACCGTAGGAGCTGATTTAATATATTTCGATACAGATACCTATGATAATGACGTTAAAATGAACCTTGTCAGCAAGAAAGTAAAATAAAATAAAAAAATCCGCCCTACCCTGCGCCAACAGGATAGAGCGGAGACCATTACAACGGGTGCAATGGTGCATTTTTCTTAGCAAATATATTGTACCACACCCCTGCGAAAATTACAATATTTTGCAGGGGATTTTTGCACCCTTTTTTAAGGAGCAAAATGATGAAAAAATGTATAAACCGACGGTGTAACCGAGAATTGCAGGACAATTTTGCGTATTGTCCTTACTGCGGTAAAAATCAATCATCTGACAAGCCGAAAAACAGGCGCAGAACAAAAGGTACAGGAAGCATTTACATTCGCAAAGACAGCAAATCAAAACCGTATGCCGCTGCAAGCTCTGTCACAGGGAAACAAGTTTATTTGGGAACTTTCGCCACAAAGCGAGAGGCAGAAAACGCACTCAAAGATTATGAGTACAATCCCGTCAATGGCTTTAATATGACACTTGAGCAATTACACGATAAATGGGTAAAAACTAAAGCATATAAAAAACTTGGTGACAGCGTAAAAAGCAACTACGCAAGTGCTTATATCAAACTAAAGCCCTTGTATAAGCGTAAATTTAGGGATTTACGCACATCAGACTATCAGTACATCGTGGATTATTACGATAATCCGCATCACGAGGTCGGTGCAGAAGGCAAATTAAAATATCTCTTACCTAATGGTAAAGGTACCTACAAAGTCACAAGCACACCGAAAATCTGCCAAGGCTTAGGCTACTCGGCGTTGCATAAAGTCAAGTGTCTGCTCACTACGCTGTACACCTTTGCAATGAAAGAGGATATCGTAAACAAAAACTATGCAGCCTTTATTGAATTACCTGAACAGGAAGAAACCACAGCTACAAGATTTACAGAAGTGCAGCTTGAACTCATCAAGCAAAATGTGGGTAAAGTACCATATATGGACTACATATACATCATGTGCTATGTCAACTTTCGTGTTTCCGAGTTTCTTGAGCTAACGCCTGACAAATACAAAGTAACTGATTCCGGTATACATTATTTTGTCGGCGGTAAGAAAACAGATGCCGGCAGGGACAGAATAGTGCCGATACATCCTAAAATACAACAGCTCGTTCAGAATTGCATAAATAATAACGGTGAAACAATCTTCTGCCGAACACACGAAGGTTCAGAGTTTGGTAAAGCGATGAACAAGGATTATTTCTTAAAGTACGCTTTTCGTCCGGCGATGCAAGCCCTCGGGTTGGGTGATGAATTTACTCCGCACTCTTGCCGTCGAACCTTTTCCACCCGTATGTCAGCGGCAGGAGCAAGGGAAGAGGACATCATTGCTCTCATGGGGCATACAGATTACAAGGTCGATATTGACCACTACATCATTCAAGAGGTTGACACTCTTTACAACGCAATCAAATTACTGGCATAAAATAAGCCGTCCGATTACATTTCGGGCGGTTTTTGTTGTAGAAAATCTGTAGTTTATCTGTAGTATAACACATCAAAAGGTATAAAAAGAGGTAAATATTTTTAAAACTCAA